ATTTTAAAGTTTGATTCTGCCCCAGGCAACGGTGAAAAGATTTATGTGGTACATCATGGTATCGGAACATATACTAGAAAACCTGCTCCTGGCTCAGTTGGTATCAACGAATTAGAATCAAATATGAAGACCTTTCCTACTGATACTTTCACAGGAAATGGTTCAACTTCTGCATACACTTTAAGTGAGACACCAACCAATGCAAATAGTGTTATGGTCTTCGTTGATGGCATTCTTCAGAAGTCATCAACAAACTATGGTATCTCTGGTTCAACTTTAACCTTTACTGCAAACGTAGCAAACGGTGCAGAGATTGAAGTGAAACATCTTGGGTTTCGTGGAGTTCAAAGAAGAAGTACAGGATATAGTTTAGACACCTTCTCTGGTAATGGGTCATCGACTGCATTTACTCTTTCAACCGCAGTGAGTGTTAATGACGCATTCGTATTTTATAATGGTTTATGTATGCAACCAACAACGGACTATGGTATCAGTGGTGTCACTTTGACCTTCACTTTTACTCCACTAAATAGTTCAAACATAATGGTGAGGTATCAAGTCTAATGGCAACTAACGCAAAAAATCTCGCAGAGTATTTAAATAACGAAACAACATCTGCAACAGCAGATATTGCAGACGGTTCAATCACAACTGCAAAACTCGCCAATGATGCTGTAACAAATGACAAGGTTGCTAATAATGCAATCAATACTGACCAAATTGTTAATAGTGCAGTAACAGCCGTAAAACAATCTGGTAGTCAAGTTCCTTCTTTTGGAACTGGTGGAACTGTCACCGAATATTCTAGTGGTGGTACAAACTACAGAGTTCATACATTTACTGCAGCTGCAACATCACAGATTTCATTTACTGGTTCTAAAGTTATTGATTATATGATACTTGGAGGCGGTGGTGGCGGTGCTGGTGCTGAAGGTTATCAAGGTGCATCTGGTGGTGCTGGAGCTGGTGGTATGGTTGTTGCAACCTCACAAACAATTGCTGCTGGAAATTATGCAGTTGTAGTTGGTGCTGGTGGTATTGGTTCAGATAATATTGATGCCATTGGTGGTAATGGTGGAAATAGTTCGTTTAATAGTCATGTTGCAACTGGTGGTGGTGGAGGCCCAGATTATAATTCAGCTGGAAATGCTGGTGGTTCTGGTGCTGGGGGTGCAGAGCCTGGAAAGGCTGCTGGTGCAACTACTCAAGCAACATATTCTGGAACTACAAATGTAACTGGATACGGAAACGCTGGTGGAGCTGGCGGTGCTTATGTCGGTGGTGGTTCTGGAGGCGGTGGTGGTGCCGGTGGTGCTGGTACAGCCGCAAATGGTGGACAAGCAGCTGGTGGTGTTGGTCGTGCAAATAATTTTAGAACTGGTTCAAACGTAACATATGGAAGAGGTGGTAACGGAAACGAGTCAAACAATACTGGTGCTGATGAATCCGCAAACACTGGTAATGGTGCTCATTCTACTGCAACAACTAATGGTAATAATGCGAGTTCTGGAAATGGTGGTTCTGGAATTGTCGTAATTAGATACGCACTATAAATAAGAGTATAGGAAAGAAATAAATGTCAGAATCATATATTGGATTAGACCCATCATACGGTGCATTTGAAAAACAGTTAATCACTGGCGATGGCACTGCGTCAACATTTGACTTAGACTATCCTGTTGGTCAGGCTGGTCAGTTGTTGGTGTCTCTTGACGGTATTGTTCAAGAACCAGAATATGCTTATTCCATTTCCCTTTCAACTGGTGAACCAAAAATTAACTTTGCAGACGCACCCTCAAACGGTGCAAGAATCTTTATTACATATTTGGGTAGACAGTTATTGTCTGCTGTTCTCGCACAAGCATCACCACACATTGATGAGTTCAATGGTAATGGTTCGACAACAATATTTACATTAACACAAACTCCTGCTGCAGCAAACGCTGCAAACTTCATGGTGTTTATTGATAATGTTTATCAGAGATACGGTTCTAGTTATGCGTACACAGTTAATGGTACTGCTCTGACGTTTACCTCTGCTCCACCTAGTGGAACAAATAACATTCAAGTAGTTCAATTATCACAACAGAACACACTAAATACTGTTGCAGATGGAGCAATTACTCTCACAAAGATGAGTTTTGACCCAGCAGATGACGCAACTGCATTAGCAATCGCTTTAGGATAGAAATATGGCAAACACATTTAAAAACGCTTCATTGGTTTCAGTTAACCATGCTGCTCTTGCAACCTTATATACTTGTCCAGGCAGTACAACTGGAATTATTCTTGGTCTTGCATTAACTAACAAGACAGATAATTCAGTAAACGCAACGGTACAAATGACAGATAGTTCTGCAAGTACAACACCTCTACTATTAAACGAGGTAACTATTCCAGCAAACACAACTCTTGAAGTTTTCGCTGGTCAAAAGTATGTACTAGAAGCAGGAGATATTCTCAAGGTTCAAGCCAGTGCCGCTACATCATTGGATGCAGTTCTTGGTTTGATGCAGATAACATAGGAGTAGAGTATGCCGTTTTTAGGAACTACACCAACTCAAGGTTTTGTGGGTGCAAACCCAAAACAGTCTTTTACTGCGAATGGGTCTACAACTGTTTTTACTTTGACACATCCAGTTGCAAATGCAAATGACCTTGAAGTTTTCGTAGGAAACGTAAGACAAGAACCAACTGCAGCTTATTCTGCTGCTGGTACAACTCTTACCATGTCAGAAGCGCCTGCAACTGGTCTAAACTTTTATGTCATAAACAAAAGTCAAGCACAAGTTACAACAACTTTAGGTGCGAACTCTGTTTCAACATCACAACTTATTAATGCAAATGTTACAGATGCAAAGATTGCTTCTGGTGTTGATGCAAGTAAACTCACAACTGGTGATGTACCTTTTGCACAACTAGATAATACATTTACTAAAGCAACCATTGATTTAAGTTCAACAACTGTTTTTACTGGTATTCCAGTTGGAGTGAATATAATTCATCTCGCCTTATTTAATGGTGTTTCCTCTGGTGATATTAGAATTAGATTGCGAACTGGTGGTAGTACTGTAACAAGTAATTATTTTACTGCATTATCATATATGTATACCGCTGGGTCAAATACTTGGTCAAGTAGTGGTGGATTGAACCTAACTACTGGTATATTAGTTCCAGGCAATTGGGGAACTGCAAAACAAAATTTGAATTGTACTATTGTTAGAAATCAAACATCAGATGATAGTAATCCAGCATTTAGTGCATTTGGTAATGTTTTCTATAGAGACTATAACACTCATGGTGGTGGTGGTTATATGCAAGGTATTCAAACTGGATTGGGTGGAGCACTTGATGGAATTTCATTTAATTCAAGTAATACTATTGCCTCTGGTAAAGCAACAATATATTATAGGTAGATTAAAGTTATGAAAACAAAAGCACTAGACATATCAACTGGACAGTTAATAGACATAACAGAACCAGATGAGGTTGTAAATGATGAAGAAAATCTTATTTGGCTTCGTACAAGAAGAAATGAAATGCTTGCACAATCAGATTGGGTTGTAATAAAAGAAAGAGAAGAAGGTGGTTCGGTTTCTAACTTTGCAGATTGGAAAGAGTATCGTCAGAAACTTCGTGATATAACTAACACATATAAGTCACTAGAAGATGTTAAGTGGCCTACTGCACCTTCGGAGTAAACAGATGCCATTAAGTAAAATACAATTATCAGAATCAACTGGACGTAGGAATCTTGTTATCAATGGCGGTATGCAAATCTTTCAAAGAGCAACTGCGGCTACCGCTGCAACTGGTTATACTACTGCTGATAGATGGCACATTAGTGAAACATCAGATGGTGCATATACTTCTGAAAGGTCAACTGATAACCCTTTTGGAACTGGTTACTCAATAAAACTTCAATGTACTACAGCAGATACAAGTCTTGCAGCTACTCAATTTGCAAGAGTTTATCAAAGAATTGAAGCACAAAATTTACAACACTTATTGTATGGTACATCTTCTGCAAAAACTTTAACACTTTCCTTTTGGGTAAAGTCAAGTAAAACTGGAATATATTCT